GCAAAAAAAGCTTTAGATCCTAAAGAATATTTAAGGAGAGCTTTAGAAATAATTGTTGAAGAAGGAGTGCCTGATGTCGTTACTCCAAAATTTAAAATGTTACCTCTTAAAGATGGCGGTCCTGTGCGTATGTCTCAAGGCGGCGATGCGTTAGGTAGAATGCAAAACGCTTTAATTCGTAGTGGTTACGATAAAAGTTATATCTTCCGATTGAATCCAACACAGGTTATTGATCTTTACGATCGCATATTTGGTACAGGTGAGGGTAAAGATTACTCTGCTCCTACTCCGATGGCCATAGGCGGTGATCCGTTACAAAATATTAATCAACAGCAGTTCACACCAGACCCTGCAATAGACGAGGACTTCTTAAATA